TGGGTGGTGTTTTGAATAATACGAAGGCATTCCCTGAATCGCCGCTCGTTTTCTTCTTCACTGATCTGAGGCTCAGTGGTAGCAGCAAGGTAGGCGCGAGCTTCGTCAGCCATAGCGTGAATCCGAGCAACGTTGCCGGGAAGATCATGTTTTTCCTGAAAATAACTGGATGCATAATTCCCCCAGCCTTCAACATCATCGGCGGCACTGTATCCCTCCGAACTAAGTTGATCATTCGGGAAGCGCTTCCAGTGCACGGCGAAGATCTTGCAGGATTTCAGGCAGGTAATGCCCGTCCCGCTCCATCACTTCTAGATGCTTCAGGGATTGCTCCTTCAGTGTTGCGGGTTTTGGACGGCGATTCTCGCGCAAATAGCTCTTCAGGCCGGGAACCAGCTCACAACAAGCATCCAATTCCTGATCAGCGCCCCATTGGGCGCCACGCGTGGTCAAAAACCCCAGTTCGTCATTGTCGTTTGGCGCGTTGTAGATCCACTCATTGCGCCACTGCTCTACCAGCTCTGGCGGTGGGGTGATGTCAAAACTCCTAATTTGGAGATTATTAGGAGATGATTTGGAGTTCAGCGCCCAGTCGATACAGAGCTTGGCAAACGTCTTGCAGTAGCCGGGATGACCGCGCTTTTGGCTGTCCTCTCGTGCTTGCTCGGAGAACTTTTTGAGCAGGTGCGGCGGTGGCACCTTCGAGTAATCTTCGTTGGTCATGGTTTCTAGGGAACTGTGGCCAGGGGCAGGAGGTGCAAACTCGCTGCCCCACCACTATACCACGCATTAAAAAGGGCGGTGTGTACCGCCCCAGACGTTTTAACGAGTAGGTCTAAAGGGCGTCACCATGTGCTGATTGCGGTGCGCTTCCATGTGTTCGTGGCAGTGCAAACGTAAACGTAATTGGCATCCCAACAGATCTCTCCGGTTGTACCAGTATCAGATGCCGATGCAGGTGTTTTTGCCGTGGCAACTCTAACTCGATTGCCGTTTACCTGCAGGAGTGCGCCACCAGAGTCTGAAACCGTGCCAACTAACAACCTGCCGGAGCTGTCGATTCGGGCGCGTTCATTGCCAGCAGTCTCAACCGAAACAGTATCCGCAGCGGGGAATCGAATTGCAGTATTAGTGTCGCCGCCGTGGATAATCTTGTCGGCGATGGTTACGTCGCCATTGACATCCAGAGTTGTGGCAGGGCTTGTAACGCCAATCCCCACTCGGCCTGAGGTGTCAACAGTAAACGCTTGAGTGGAATTAGAGTCAGTGGATATAGAAAACTTATTATTTAAACTAATTGCCGCCCCGCCTGTGGCTGATCCGGCAAAAAGGCTAAGGTCAGTACCATTACCTCGTTGAAGCCGCAGTTCACTGGTAGTTGACGCGCCATACAAATGCAATGTTGTTCCATTTCCGATTGCTGGTGCAGGGCTACTAGTCCCCAGACCTAGTTTCCCGTCCGATGTGATGCGGAGGCGCTCAGTTGTATTTTGGTTGTCGTAAATTGCCAGGGCAGAGTCTGATGCGTCGTGATAAATGGTAAAGGCGTTAGTGCCGTTCTCCGCAAAACGAAGCGCCGCGTCATAAGTGCTGGCAGAGTCAATCTGAATGTCGGCTTCACCTGTAGATGTAACCTCTAGCTCATAGGCAGGTGTTGCCGTACCGATGCCCAAACGGTTGAATCCGTTATCGAAGAAAAATGACCCACTATTGATATTTATGTCACCATCATCTTCAATCAAAATACGCTGCGTGCCATTAGTCGAGATGGCTACTTGGTCTGCGCCGGGGGAGTAGATGCCTGTGTTGGCGTCGCCAGTAAATGTAATTGTGGGTGCGCCATCAGTACCTAATGCGTGGCTGAAGATACCAGTGGTTTGAATAGTCTGACTGCCAAAGTTCGGGCTGATCTTGGTACCTGCGATGGCGGCACTGGCGTTCACGTCACCATCAACGATGGTGCCATCAGCCAGCATTGTGCTGGTAACGCTGCCGGTGTCGCCGGTTGTCACGACAGTGCCGCTCACATTGGGCAGCGTGATCGTTCGGTCAGCAGTGGGATCAGTGACTGCCAGCGTCGTTTCAAAACCATCAGCGGTGCTGCCTTCAAAGGTCAGCGTGCCCGTGGTGCCGATCTCCAGGTTCCCGAGTACCGTGCCGCCGGTGACGATGGACGGGAAGTAAGCGAGGCTGTTCCAAGCAGTGCTGCCATTGCCTACCTTCAGCTTTTTGGTGTCAGTCTCCAGTCCCAGCTCGTTGTTCAGCAGAACCGGGTTGACGGATGCCCAGTTGGCGGCGGTATCACCACGCAGTTGGAATTTGACCTGAACTGTTGTGGGAGTCGTCATTGGCCTGCGCCGCCGCCGTTTAAGTAAAGGGTTGGAGTAGGAGTTGCGTCCTCCCCATTAAGGATAAATGGGGCATAGCCACTAAACGCAAATGACGTAAAAGCAGTCGTAGCCGGCGTCGTTGCCCCACCGCCGTTGAGGATGTATAGCAGAATTGCGCCAAGGGGAGCGCGCAGTTGCACGGTTGCGTTGTAGTACAACCCTTGATGGTCTTCCTGCGGCGGTGCGGCGTAGCGATACAGGGCGTTGGTGTCTACCGCAGTCAGACCGCCCCAGATGGACGCGGGAACACCGAAGTAGCCGTGGGTGCCGGACTGCTCGTAAAAATGGCTGCGGAGGCTGTCGATTTGTGCTTGTGACAGTCCGACGTAGTTGATATTCAGTGTATGACCGCTGACGCGCTGGCTGTGGCGGAAGCGGACTGGTACGCGATCCTGCGTCGCCGTCTCGCTGACGTTCAACTGCCCCAGGTCGAAGCTGATCGAGTTGGGGATTAGCGCGGGATAGTCAGCCATCGTTAGAAGATATAGCCGGGAGTGCTAGCCCACTGAGGGGTGGCCTCTAGCTCCACGGTAGTCGTGACAACGCCTGGGCTGTAATCAGTCTGTGGCGCAGAAACGTAGGTCCAGAGATAGTTTGTCGGGATTGTGATGCTAGAGCCGAGCAATGTAGTGGCCGCGTCAAGATCGAACGGCGAGAAGTTGCCGTGATTCATGTAGTGGCTGACGATGGCGTAGTGGTTCGTCGTTGATAGACCGGTGAAAGTAAGGCGCAGGGTGTAAGCGGTGGATGCGTTGGTGTGGAGCACACTGAGTTCGTCGCCGTCGAGCGTGCCAATCGGCGTTGCAGCCTTCTGACCTGGGATAAAGGTCCGGGCGCTCGGGTTTAGCGCAGGGAAGGTGGCCATTAGGAGACAAGATCAATGTCTAGATCTTCAAGGGTGTAGGTGATTGTATATGCAGAATTGCTATTAAACGGGAACGGCTGAACCATCCCGGCGAATAATCCTTGGCCGTCGAATCCCTCGGCTGGGGCGGCGTACTGATATTGAACATAAATGTCGAAAACATATGGTGCGTTTCCTCCGCAGACAATCGTTTTCACTGGCGCATCTCTGTATACGATTCTATATTGGACAATCCTACGGCCAAGATATGGGCCAACGCTGACCGCCTGAGTAGAACTATATCCAGGCGTGATTGTCCCATTGGAGCAAGTTACCTGAGGTGTTAGTTCTGTGACCGCGTTAGCTGTGATGTACAAAAGCGCACTGCCTGGAACGATTGTCCACGAAGGGCCAGCATCAAGGAAGCCTATTACAAACGGCTCGCCATAGCCGCTAGGGGAACCTGGATCTGGACACCTGCCAATAGCGGTAATGTGATGCCCGCCGTCTTGATCACTTATTGTATAGTTAAGCTCTTCTACGCCACCTGTAACCAGGGTGCATTGATCGGCGACAGTTGATGCGTTGTTGTTGTTGCCAGTCGGGCATCGATACCACTCAACATAGGCGCCAGGGCAAACGTTATTTGCCGTTAACTCGGAGCCAACATTTTGAGGGTTGCCGGTAAGAGTAGGGCCAACTGGGTTATCTTCCTCAAATGGGTCGCTAGGGTTGTTGCCTGTTGGACTGCCGCTAGGTGGGTAGTTCGTGGTAGGCGCGCCACCGGGGAAGACCGGGCGATCTGTAGGCAGTCCGGTGCCAGTGCCGTTGTCTACGCCGGGATTCGGTAGATCGACGTCGGTGTCGGGCTCATCAGGATTGTTCTCGCCAACATTTGTAGGCAGTGGATCATCATTACCTTCGTTGTCAGGATCGTCGCAGGCGTAATCGTTTCGTCCCACGTCGTACAGATACCCTGTGCCTTCTGCGCCAGCGACATACAACGCAAGGATGCTGCGGCCCTGCGAATCAATCGGGAAGTGCATCAAATCCAGTTCGACCACGCCAGAGATGGTCTTGTTGATCTTTTCGACTTCATACAAGTAGTCGTGGAAGGTGACAAGGCCCGGATCTGTTTCACGGCGCAACTGCACGCGCACAATGTCGCCTAGCACCAGCGTTGTGTTGAACGAATCGGGCTTGACCTTGATGCGAAGCGAGTGGGTGACGTACTTGCGTCGGGCGACTTCATACGCACCAACTTTGACTGCGTGATCTTCCCAGGTGCAGAACTGACTCATGTCGAACTGCTCGTAGGGTCCATCCACCGCTTCGCCGTCAATGCGGACCTCAGTGGTGCGGATGAAGCCGATGTCGTTTGGTGGCTGCTGGCGCCAGATCATCTGAGCGCAAATCGGCTTTCGCTCAGTCAGCGGGATGTACTCGATCTGAAACCCATCAGGCAGCAGGTGCTCTTCTGTGAATCCATAGACCCAGCTGATGACGCCAGTGTTAATGGTGTAGTTGGCGTTGATTGGCAGGCGCGGGCGGAATCCCTTCTTGCCGTTCTTGTCGCTGACGCGCAGCAGAAAGAATCCCGCCATCCGTTGCATCCAGTCTTCGAGGTTGCTGGAGTCTGCAATTACGCCGTCCCAGTAGAACTTGTTGGTAGCCGTGAAGTTAGCGGCGAGCGTCATCGCCGTTGTGTCGATCAGCAGCTCTGGGACGCGACTTGTCTCGCGGATCAGATAGATCGCCAGATCCAGCATGTTGTTACTGGAATCGGTGGTGCCCTCAATTAGACGCGGAACCTTGATGCCGTTACGCACGAAGACGTGGACTTGGCGGTTCCAGGTATCGTCACCCTCAAAGTAGGTGTTCCGATACCAGAGGGTTGTCATGTCCTCGTAGGTGCCGTCGTTGGTGCCGCAGTAGTTCGGGCACGTCCACAACGCTGGGTAGGT